GGACATTTCACCCTTTAACCTTCTTCTCATCGCACACCGTGGTGAGCCCACAAAGTCTGGGAGGAAAGCGAAAGGGTTTATGGTCTGCGCGTGAGGGGTCGCGTGTATGGGTTGCCGATGCTACTGTAGCGGGATGTGGCCTTAACGAACTTTTGTCCCTGTATCCGTCGGCATCTGCTGACGGGGATAAGCGGTGTCAACTTGCAGTACACCGCACATGCACCGGACTTTGTCCATCTGGGCTATAAGCGAAGCTGTTTCAGCTAAATTCTTCAACGACCAGGTGAACTTTGGCAGCGTGTTGCACGCAGAATACACAACGGGGACTTTCCTGGGCAAAGTCTTTGGGGGTGGGCCTATCCTATCCTTGGAATTGTCAGACATTGAGTGTTGCGTGACCGAGATCAGTTCAAGCGATGACGAATGCCAGCAATGCCAGCCAACGTCAGCAGACGGCAGCGCGCCGCCGCCAAGCTCGACAGCAACGGAACGGACGTCGTAGCGCCCCTAGCACAGCTGGGTCGCGCTTTAGTGTCGTCGCGCCGTCAAGCGTCGGGACATCCATCTCTCGCAAGTCTGCAGCCGCACCTGGACTCACAGCCGGTAAACTTGCACACATGGAGAAGATGATGGCACAACTCGCCGCACAACGGTCAGCACCAACTGTTGGCACGGTCCAGCGAGTTGCGAGCACGCACCACATGCCTCCTCACAAAATGTATGATCCTGAATTGGGCATGGCAACATTTGCATACCGCGCAGTGGGGCGCAAAACTGTGGTGCCCCATGATGCCACAGCAAATGCCGGTGTTTTCGTGTTTGACGCTTCGGGAGTCTCATTGAGCAGCAACCCACCATTGCCGGAGACGGCATCCCAGATTCTCTTCTCATTCACACCATCTAACGGCAACTTTACGCCACTTCAAATATTGCTTGATGGGAACGAGTCGAGTACCAACACCACAACTGGTTGGGAAAACAAAGCTCTTTGGGACACCATTCCGTTGCTACCAGACATGTCGAACATCACAGATCAGCACAGGGTGGTCAATGCATCGCTGAAGATGACTTACACAGGCAACAGTCTTGCTAACTCTGGTGTTGTGTACGTGTACCAAGGGCCTCACATCCCTGTATACCGAAGCGCACTCACCGGAGCTGCAAAGGTCAAGTTGTCAGTTCATGACATGGTTCAGCGCATCCGCAACCATCCGAAAACTCGAGTGTACGACACGGCGTGTTTCAGGGGCGGCAAGATCTTCCACATTGAACGTGGGAGTGGACGTCGTAACTTTGTCACACCATACAAAGCTCGCGCGCCTGTTGCCACAGGTAACAACCACCACTGGCCAACCGACCCAGAACAGAATCCTGCCATGGCAGGCACGACGACGACCGCTGAGGGAACGTTCTCGTCTGGGTTCCCTCGCTACTTGTTACCGCCGACGATGCAGGCAATGTATGTGTTCGCTGAGGGTGTCTCAGTAAGTGGTGCCAATTTCACTCTGGAAGTGGTACAACATGCAGAGATACAGATCGATCCAGATGCCACTTCGCAC